GTCTTGCGTTATCAGGGTCTAGCATTTAGCTGGATAGGCTTTGACGAACTGACACAATGGGCCACACCATATGCATGGAACTACATGCGAAGTCGTCTACGGTCCACTGCACCTGACTTGCCTATCTTTATGAGAGGCACTACTAACCCCGGTGGGCGAGGACATCAGTGGGTTAAGAAAATGTTTATTGACCCCGCACCATACAACAGGTCTTTTGATGCAACCGATATTGAAACAGGAGAGGTACTCAAGTATCCCGCTGGACATAGCAAGGCAGGAAAATCTTTATTTAAGAGACGCTTTATCCCGGCAAGACTTTCTGATAACCCATACCTTTCGCAAGCAGGAGACTATGAGGCCATGCTCCTCTCGCTTCCTGAACAGCAGCGTAGGCAGCTTCTTGAAGGTGATTGGGACATCAAAGAAGGTGCAGCGTTTACTGAGTTTAATCGGGCTGTACATGTTGTGGAGCCTTTCCATCTCCCTAACAACTGGGTCAAGTTTCGTGCATGTGACTATGGTTACGGGAGTTATTCTGGTGTTCTTTGGTTTGCTGTTGCGCCTGATGAACAGCTTATCGTATATAGAGAACTATACGTCAGTAAGGTCTTGGCCACAGACTTGGCTGATATGATACTGGACTTAGAGGCTGAAGATGGGAACATTAAGTATGGTGTTTTGGATAGCAGTCTTTGGCATAGGCGTGGCGATACTGGCCCTTCTCTTGCGGAGCAAATGATTAGCAAAGGGTGCCGTTGGCGTCCATCTGATCGGAGCCGGGGTAGCCGGGTAGCTGGTAAAAACGAAATACACCGTCGCCTACAGATAGATGAATTTACAGAGGAGCCTAGACTTGTATTCTTTGATAGCTGCACAAATGTCGTATCACAGTTACCGTCCATCCCCTTGGACAAGAAAAATCCAGAAGACGTTGATACGAAGTCTGAAGATCACCTTTACGACGCGCTACGGTATGGGATTATGTCCAGACCCCGGTTTTCTATTTTCGACTACGACCCGCATGGCAGACCATCAACAGGTATGCCGGTAGCTGACTCCACGTTTGGATACTAAAGGAAAAACACATGGAAGAAGATGAAATCATGATTGAAGATGACGCTATTGCTCTGGAGGACACGGATGACTCCGTAGCTGCAGACAGTGACGTTGCTGGCATCATTCCGTTTATCATGGAGCGGTACCGCCGCGCTGAAGATTATCGTTATCAAGATGAAGAGCGTTGGCTTAGAGCGTATCGAAACTATCGGGGTTTATATGGTCCTGATGTACAGTTTACAGAAGCAGAAAAGTCTCGTGTATTTATTAAAGTAACCAAGACTAAAACACTTGCCGCTTATGGTCAAATTGTTGACGTACTCTTTGCCAACAATAAATTTCCTCTAGCAATTGAACCCACAGAACTTCCTGAAGGCGTAGTGGCGGACGTACACTTTGATCCGCAAGAGCCAGAAGAAATGCAAAGCCCGTATGGTTTTGCAGGTGATGGTAATGATCTTCCCGCAGGTGCAACGGCTCAGTCGCTTGTAGAACAATTGGGGCCGCTTACAGAAAAGTTGCAGCCGGTAGAAGATAAGCTGAAAGAAGGGCCGGGTAAGACCCCAACCGCCATTGAGTTTAGCCCAGCTATGGTTGCGGCTAAGATGATGGAAAAGAAAATTCACGACCAGCTTGAAGAGTCCGGTGCTAACAAGAACCTGCGTAGCAGTTCGTTTGAGATGGCTCTGTTTGGCACGGGCATTATGAAAGGCCCGTTTGCTGTAGACAAAGAATACGCAAACTGGAATGACGACGGAGAATATGATCCGCTGTTCAAAACAGTGCCGCAGGTAGACCATGTGTCTGTGTGGAACTTCTACCCAGACCCTGACTCCAATAACATGGATGAGGCGCAATATGTAATTGAGCGTCACAAGCTGTCACGCTCCCAACTGCGTAATCTCAAGAAACGCCCATACTTCCGTGGTCAAGTCATTGACGAATGTATTATGATGGGTGAGAACTACGATAAGAAGTATTGGGAAGATGACCTGTCCGACTACGCACCGGAGCATGGCATTGACCGCTTTGAGGTGCTTGAGTATTGGGGCATGGTCGATACCGACATGCTGGAAGAGAATGGCGTAGACATTCCAGATGAACTGAAAGACTTTGACGAACTGCAAGCAAACGTATGGGTGCTGAATAACAAACTCATTCGCATGGTTCTCAATCCGTTCAAGCCAGCTAAGATTCCGTATGTAGCTGCATCGTATGAACTGAACCCTTACAGCTTCTTTGGTGTAGGCATTGCAGAGAACATGGACGACACGCAGACGTTGATGAATGGCTTCATGCGTATGGCTGTAGACAACGCTGTGCTGTCAGGCAACCTGATTGTAGAAGTAGATGAGACTAATCTGGTGCCGGGACAAGACCTGTCGCTGTATCCGGGCAAGGTGTTCCGCCGTCAGGGTGGCGCACCGGGTCAGGCTATTTTTGGTACAAAGTTTCCCAATGTTTCATCTGAAAATATGATGCTGTTTGACAAAGCGCGTGTGCTTGCTGATGAGTCCACTGGTCTGCCTTCCTTTGCTCATGGGCAGACGGGTGTTACTGGGGTAGGTCGCACAGCTTCTGGTATTTCTATGCTTATGGGTGCTGCCAGTGGTAGCATCAAGACTGTTATCAAGAACGTGGACGACTATCTTCTGCGTCCTCTTGGTGAAGGCTTCTTCCGCTTCAACATGCAGTTTGACTTTGACCCAGACATCAAGGGTGACTTGGAAGTCAAAGCACGTGGCACAGACAGCCTGATGAAGAATGAAGTGCGTAGCCAGCGGCTTATGCAGTTCCTGCAGATTGCAAGCAATCCTGCGCTTGCACCATTTGCGAAGTTCCAATATGTCATTCGTGAGATTGCAAAGTCTCTTGACCTTGACCCCGACAAAGTTACCAACAATATGAGTGAAGCTGCCCTGCAAGCAGAGATGATGAAGGAGTTCCAAGCACCGCTGCCCGAAGGGCAACAACCTGCGCCAGCAGGTGCGGATGCGATGGACACTTCCGGTGCAGGTGGTGGCAATATAGGTATGGGACAAGTTCCGGTGCCGGGTGAACAAGGATTTAGTGGAAATGCACAACCAACAAATATTGAGCAAACTCAAGCCGTGGGTCAACAACAACCGCCAGTGGGAAGCGTTCAGTAGTTATATTGATGCGTTGATAGAGCAGCAGCACAAGGCTCTAGAACAATCAGACAATAACATCCTCATGCACAGATCACAGGGTGCTATTGCTACATTGCGTAAACTTAAAACTCTTAGGGACGAAGTAAATAGTGCGTAACCTAGACGAACAAATGGATTTGTTTAATCCTCGCTCAAGTAACTTTGAGCCGATTGAACCTCTGCCTAAAAACCCTATTACGGGTGAGCCAGAACTGGCGGAGCCTTTTGATCCAGAGTTATTGGCAAAAGCCAAACGTGATGTACAAAAAGCACCTATTGATATTGCTGAAGGTGCTATTACTGCGCCAATAACTGCAGCAGGAGACATTGTTGATCTAGGGGCCATGCTTCCTGATCCAACACCAGAACAAGCCTTAATATCCCCCACGTATGCTGCTATTGAAGAAACATTTGATATATTATCAAGAGCCGGTATTAGTCGTGATAATGCGGTAAAACTTATCAATGAAAATACTCCTATAAATCTTGAAGGTAATGTTGGCGAGTTTGTAGGTGAAGCAGTTGGTGTTACAGCTACAGGTGTTGCGAAAGCTGCCACTGGTCTTGCTAAGATTGCATCCAAGTACGGAGATGAAGCAGGTAAATATCTAAGTGAAATTGGGGATGAACTTGGCGACATGTTCCGTGCAGCTACCCCCGGTGGCGATGACTTTGATGGCATGGCCCCTGCAACGGTTAGCACAGGCACAACCATTAAAACCAGCACGGACTTTGAACGCCCTAGTGTATTTAGAATTTTTGGCGGAACACAGGGACGCACAGCTAATACGCGAATTAAAAAAGCAGAAGAAGCTGAAAAGGTAGACTCTGACCCGGAGTATGTATTTAAGGAGTCTAGTGTTTTCCGCGGCGAAGATAAAAAAATTCGCTACGAAATAGCCACAAAAGATGTAGAACTTCTGCCCTATTTTAAGAAGCAGGGTAAAGTAGACGATCATCCTGAGATTAAAGACGACAAAGGCAACGTGGTACAAGAGCAAATGTATCAGGTCTTTGAAGACCCGTCTATGAAAACAAAAACTGTTCTTGCAGATGTTATTAAGTTCGATGAACTTTTCAAAGAATACCCACATCTTAAAGGTATGCAGGTTCGTCGTTTAGGAGATGAGGCTACACAAGACGGCACACGTGCCATGTACGATCCTTTTGATGGTGTTATCTTTGTATCAGACTTAGAAGAAGAAGAGTTTATATCTAGTCTTTTGCACGAAATACAACACGCCGTAGATCATTTTGAGGGTCGTCAGTACGGCGCAAGTCCTACAATGTTTAGGACAGATGCGATGCGGGAAGCAACCTCTAAGTTAGATCAATTAAGTGGTGAGCGAAACAACTTTTTTCATTTCATAACAAATAAAGAGACATCTGAAAATTTTGAAAAGTACACTCCAGATGAATTAGATACGCTGCGATCTAATGAGTTTCAGTTACTCATGTCGTCGGTATATTCTGATAGATATATAAATGATGAAGCATTTGACCACTTAAGAAAAGAATTTAATCCTATCATTGCAAAATTTGCAGATTGGGAAAAAAGAGATTTTCAAGAGTTAGTACAGCTACGTAACGAATACGACATACTAGAAAAACAAGCCAGCATTGACGAGAAAGAAGCGTTTCGTAAATACCGTAGCGCAGGTGGCGAAGTAGACGCACGTAACGTACAGATACGTAGATCAAAACCAGAGACACAGTTGAATGTGCTGCCAAGTGAAACGGCAGACATGCCTAAAGACTTAGACTTAGTAGATAAGTTTGGTAAGCCTGTTAGCTTACCGGAAAAGTCTCCGCTTCGTGTATTGTTTGACGAACTGCCTGAAACGGAACGTGCAATGCTTCCACCACAGCCAGATGCAAATCGACTGTACGGATATCATGGTACGGCCAGTGCGAGGGGGGCTGACGAACCTTTCTTTGATATTAACTTTGCTCGTACAAATGACCAGTTTCTTGGTGAGGGATTTTACTTTACTCTTGACCCGGAGATTGCATCTGAGTACGCAAGCATTCGGGGCATTGGTACAGTATCTAATACACCTGAGACTAGAGTTACGCCAAAAGATTTAAGATTTCTCGTAGCCGATACTAATGTTAAACCAGAGTACCGGCGTAATGTAGATTCTAAAAAACGGGATGCGTTTGGTAATCCCGTACCTACCGGCACTCTCTACAAAACTCCCGAAGGCCAATACTATAGCATGTCAGGTCTGCAAAAAGGAGAAGATATTTATGGTGAGCCAATCGCTAAAGGTCAGTCTATAAGTCGTTTTGATCTGTCCAATCTCAAGAAGCCATATGTAGTCCGTACAGAAAAGCAGCGCAAGGAACTTAAAGCCAAAATACCAGAACTAAAAGAACAAGGCTATGACTCTGTTCTGTTTGCTGACTTCAAAGACCGCTCCAAACAAATCATGGTCTTTCCAGAGCATATGGACAAGATTGATACATCTTCCATTGCAGGACGCAGTGCTAATGTAGCTACAGAAGCTGTGGACGAAACCGTAGACACAATGACTGCTGCGGGTGTTACTGCAGATGACGTAGCGGCATGGCGTAAAACAAACGAGACAAGTGAAGAGTTTCGCAAAAGTCTTAAAGGTAGAAGCGAAACACTAAAAGCCCTAGCTGCGGGAGTTAAAGACGGCGTTGTAACGAGAGCGGAATACCGGGAAGCAGCAGACGCAATTCGTCCTATCCGCAATGTGCAAGACGTTCCTCGCCCCGCTACGGCAAAAGAAATTGTTTCGGCTCTGGGGGGCAGAGAAGGTGGAAGGGGCATTTTGGGCCTCAACAGAAACATTCCTGATGGCGCAGAGATTGATGCAAGGTTGGATATCAATGCCTACACAAACTTTGACGTGTGGATTCCGACTCTTAAACATGAAGGCAAAACACTATACTCGCCCAGCGTTTCTCTTAAAGATGTAACATTTATTCAGCCGGATAGTCCTCCTGTTGGCAAGGCACTAAAAGTTGCAACCGGTGCAGAAAAAGCACCTTTTGCTGTAATGAAGGGTAAATACAATCAAATGTCTGATGATGCCGCATTTGAATATGCGCAGCAGATATTTGACAGTGATGAGTGGATACAAGTAGGGTATGACCCAACTCGTCGCGGATATTTTTATGATCGTGCAGACGGCGCACCTGTACTGTCAGCGGAAGAAGTAGTACAGATTGGCCATCTAGTATTGGCAAAGAAAGCCCAGAAGGGTAATCCAGAAGATTTTGCATTTAACAAAGGTGGAGTAGTACCTATGGACAGACAAATGGATATGTTCGCAGACGGTGGTCTGGAGCAGGACGGTGGGACTAATGACCCGGTATCAGGCAATGAAGTGCCACCCGGCTCTACGCAGGAAGAAGTGCGCGACGATATTCCGGCACAACTTAGTGAAGGCGAGTTTGTATTCCCGGCTGACGTAGTTCGATTTATTGGACTTAATAAGCTGATGCAGATGCGGCAGGAAGCTAAGATGGGCCTCAAGATGATGGAAGAGATGGGGCAGATGGGCAACAGCGAAGAAGCTACGATGCCAGATAATTTGCCTTTTGATATAAATGATCTTGACATGGACGACGAACCAGAGTATAATGTAGGTGGTTTCGTTCCGGGTACACAGCAGGATCAGCAGATGGGTATTGCAGGATACCAAGCTGCACCCATGCCTACTACCTCATATGCGACACAACCTGTTCAAGCTGCGTCACAACAGTTTGTACAGCCTGTAACTCGCCCAGCACAGGCATACGTACCTACACAGCAGGTGCCTACGCCTATGCCCACTTTTGGTGAAATCACCGGGCCGGGTGTTCCAGAGGTAGACTTTGAGTTTGCTACCTTCCGTAATGAAGCTGGTCAGGAAATTCAACTGCGCATTAAGAAGGGTAGTCAGGGTGAACTCCTTCCGGGTGAAGTATTGCCTGAAGGCTATAGTTGGGTTGATCCCACGGCAACAGCTACGGAAGAGGTGACGACGACACCCACAACGGTTGAAACGACAACAGTTAGAGAAGAGAGCGATGGAGATGAAGAACGTCAACGCCGTGAAGAAGAAATGTATGGTCCGGGTGGTGGGCGTGTAGGAGTAGATGGTAAGATTTATGGTGTATCTTTTGATATGCCTGAAGGATTTATGCCGGGCATGGGCGCAAGTATATCTACCGCTTTAAGTTTAGCAACAGGAGAGCCTTTGCCTGAAGGAGTAACAGTAAACTTTAAAAGAGGACAAGTAGAATTTTCAATGACTTCTGAAGAGTATAATGATTTTAAATCTACTGCTCGTAAATTTGGCTATAATTCAAAAGAGGCAAGTAAAAAACTAAACGAATTAGGTAGGGAAGAGGCAGAAAAAGAAGCAAAAATAGCAGAGCAAATAGAAAAGGCTAGAAGAGTAGAAGATAATATGGCAAGGGCCGCACAAAAAATAAAAGACGAAAAAGAAAGAGAAGCGGCTTTGCTTGAAGTTGCAAAAAGAAGGGAAGACAGATCAGTTTATGGAACAGGTGGTGATGACACTGGAACAAAAGGACAAGGATATTCTGTAGGCTCACAGACAGACAAAGGGTCTGGTGCAACAGACCGTGGTTTTGGTGGAACAGGAAGAGGAAGATCAGATGCACCGGGAATGGCTGCTGCAGATGTAAGGTCTGGTTCTAATTATGGCACTTCACCGCCAAAAGGACCAATGGGTTCTATTAGTGGTAGACCTCGTGCTAAAGGCGGCTTGATGGAATCACCTAAACCTAAACCCAAAAAGAAAATGAAGCGTGGTGGATTAGCTTCTAAAAAATAATCTACAATATGTTGGCTACTCATCCCCCACGCCCGACAGTGTGGCTACGGTGGCCCCAACAAGGAGAAGAAAATGGCAGAAGCCGAAATCATGGCTGAAGAAATGCAGTCACCAAAAAAAGTTGCGTTTGCAAATCGTAAATACACTAACGAAGAAAAACGCCGGATGGAAGAAGAAGAACTAGAGCAAATGCTCAAAGAACAAAAAGGTGAAGCAGAAAACACTTCTGAACCAGAAGAAGCGGAGCCTACAAACGCAGAAGAAAAAACATTTAAAAAACGTTATTCTGATTTGCGTAGGCATCAACAAAAACAAGCAGAAGAATTTAAGACAGAACTTGCAGAACTAAAAGCACAGCTTTCTGCTGCTACACAAAAGGAAATGAAGCTACCTAAGTCTGATGAAGACATTGAGCAGTGGGCAAAAGATTATCCTGATGTGGCAGCTATCGTTGAAACAATTGCAATGAAAAAAGCGCGCGAGCAGTCAACAGCTTTAGAAGAACGTCTTAAAGTAATTGATGAAATGCAACTGTCTGCAACTAAAGAGAAAGCAGAAGCAGCATTGATGCAAATGCATCCTGACTTTGATGAAATTCGGGACAGCGACAGTTTTCACGAGTGGGCTGAAGAACAGCCTAAGTGGGTGCAAGATGCGCTTTATGAAAACGACAACGACGCACGTTCTGCTGCTAGGGCGATTGACCTCTACAAAGCTGATATGGGTATTGGCAAGAAGAAACCCAAGTCAGACAAAGAAGCAGCCAAGTCTGTCTCTACAAAGAATAGTCGCAGTAAACCGCAAGAAAATGAAACCTCCTCGTACCTGAAAGAGTCGGAAGTACAGAAGATGTCACCGCAAGAGTACGAGGCAAGGTCGGACGAAATCATGGAAGCTATCCGTTCTGGTAAGTTTCTTTATGATGTATCTGGTTCAGCCAGATAAAAAAAGTGTTGACAAGTAGTTATTTTTTAGTATAACTATAGTCATCAAAGGTGTAAGTGGGTTCGCTACCCGCTTACCCTAGTACGCAAACATTCTCAGTCTTATGGATTACCTGACGAGCATGGCCCGTTGACAAGCTGGGCGGCCACCTAGCTACGAAACGCACCCATAGTGAATCAGCCTCTGATTAGTCTGGTAAGTTTGCATCTGTTGAAATGCCAATAATAGGAGATTATATCATGGCTTTTACTACCGCAGCCGGGTATGGTAATCTTCCTAACGGTAATTTTTCGCCCGTAATTTACTCCAAACAGGTGCAACTTGCTTTCCGCAAGGCCGCTGTTTGTGAGGCAATCACCAATAACGACTACTTTGGTGAGATTGCACAAATGGGTGATTCCGTTAAGATTATCAAGGAACCCGAAATCACTGTGAAGGCTTACGCACGTGGTACGACCATCACGCCGCAAGACCTTGACGACGAAGACTTCAGCCTGACCATTGACAAAGCTAACTACTTTGCATTCAAGGTTGATGACATTGAAGAGGCGCACAGCCACGTTAACTTCCAGTCTCTGGCAAGTGACCGTGCTGCTTACCGTCTTGCTGACCAGTTTGACCAAGACGTTCTTGGCTATCTGTGTGGCTTTAAGCAATCCGCAATTCATGGTAATGCAAACACCGCAAACGACGTTGTAAACGGCTCTGTAGCTGTTTCGACTGCCGGTTCGGACGAACTGCTTGCAAGCATGAAGCTGGATGGCAGCGACTTTAACGCTGGTTCCGGTGGCAACTCTATTGCCCTGACGCCACGTAGCGGCAACTCTGCAGCACCTACTGCTGCTGGTAACGCTAACCCGCTGTCAGTGATTGCTCGTATGGGCCGTAAACTCGACCAGCAGAACGTGGATACCACGGGCCGTTGGCTTGTAGTTGACCCAGTATTTGCAGAACTTCTGAAGGACGAGGACTCTCGTCTGTTCAACGCCGACTTCGGTGGCAATGGTCTGCAAAACGGTCAGATGGCTGGAACCATTCATGGTTTCACTATCCATGTGTCTAACAACCTGCCGTCGATTGGTTCTGGTCCTGCTACTGAAGCAGACACCAACTCAACCAACTACGGTGTGATTGTTGCTGGTCACTCGTCTGCTGTTGCAACTGCAGAGCAGATTAACAAGACCGAAACCTACCGTGACCCTGACAGCTTCGCTGACATTGTTCGTGGTATGCACCTGTATGGCCGCAAGATTCTTCGCCCTGAAGCACTTGTTAACGCCATCTATAATGTCCGCTAAAGGGAGATTAGATTATGGCTACAATTACTGCTACTCTTGCTCCTGCTATGGGTAACTCCCAGCGTGGACGCAATCCGTACATGGTTGAGCAGGTCGTTGACCTTACTGCCAACAGCATCAATCCAAACGGTGACGTAGTACAGTGTATCACTGTTCCTGCTAACACCAAGATTCTTGCTGCTGGTTTTCAGGTAACTTCCAGTGCAACTCAGAACACGGGTACTGATGCTACTGCCATCCTTGGCACTGGCGCAGACGACAACGAATACGTAACAGCGTTTGACATTGACGGTGCTGCTGATGGTGCTTATGCACCTAGCGTAACTGTCTCTGCTGACCTTGTTATCGGTACTGCGGACACTCTGGACCTGACCCTTGCTGGTTCAGGTGCATCGTTCACTGCCGGTGAAATTCGTGTCTTCGCCGTGATGATGGATGTAAGCGCACTTGGCGAAATGGAAGCTGCTGAAGTTTCCCGCGACCAAGCCTAAGTAACATGGGGGGCGGCATAAGTCGCCCTCCTAACTTTTAAGGATTTCAGATGGCATATACATATCTTGACATCACCAACGAGGTGCTTGCACGTTTCAATGAGGTTGCTCTTACTGCAGCCAATTTTGCAAACTCTCGTGGATTTCAAACACAGTGTAAGAACGCTGTGAACGATGCCATCAATTATATTTTTCAACGAGAGTTCGGGTGGTCATTTAGCCACGAACTTCAAACCGAAACTCTTGTGGCTGGCACCACACGTTATTCAATAGGTGCTACAATATACAACGTAGACTACGAGACCTTCCGTATTTCAAAAGACGACTCTCTTGGTGTAGCGGGTACAACCCTACGCATCATGGATTATAACCAGTATGTTGATACACATATCGACCAAGAGAGTACGAGTGATGTAGGTGCTGTGCCACTGTATGTATTCCGCACACCCGATAATAACTACGGTCTATATCCCTACCCAGATAAAGCATACACACTCAAGTATGATGCATATGTAAGACCGACTGCATTGTCTGCCGCTACGGATGCTCCCACAATTCCTGAACAGTTTCGTCAGGTAATCGTGGATGGTGCCACTGCCTATGGCTATCAGTATCGTGGTGAGGCACAACAATACGGCATAAACTTTGCCCGATTTGAAGAGGGCATCAAACACATGCAGAGTTTGTTTATTAACAGGAACTATAGCTACGTGCGTTCCACATATATTCCGCAATCACAACGGTACGGTACTTCGGTATTTCCAACAGGGGGCTAACACATGGCTGACGAATCTGGACTTAGCCCTTTTGTGTTTGCGTGTCAGGGCGGGTTGGTACTAGACCAGTCTACGTTTGCCATGCAGCCCGGAATGGCACTAGAACTGCAAAACTTTGAGCCAGACATTCGTGGTGGCTACAGGCGCATTTCTGGTTACGCCAAGTGGAATAGCAACATTGTTCCGCAGGATTCCTCTGCTTCTGAAAAAGTTTTGATGTCTGCGTACTTCAATGGCAAGGTCATTGCGGCACGAGGCACTAAGATACACGAAGCTGGTACGACGGGTAGCTGGACACAGATTGATACAGGCCGTACCAGTGCAGGTAAGTACACACACTTCCGTTACAATTTAGCTGGTACAGATTTTATTGTATGGGCTGATGGTGCCAACCACGCTACTAAATATGACGGCACTACGGTAACAGACTTGAATGCCACAGGCGCACCAAGCAATCCAAAGTTTGTGGTAGGTTTTAAGGACGCGCTGTTCTTTGCTGGTATGTCCAGTACACCACAAGAGTTAGTATTTACTGCACCGTTTACAGACGACGACTTTAGCACAGCTAACGGTGCTGGCAGCATTAGAGTAGACAGCGACATCACTGGACTGTTTCCGTTTCGTGACCAACTGTTTATCTTCTGTGAAGAACGCATCTTCCGCCTACAAGGTAACACAATTTCAGACTTTGTAGTGCAACCAGTAACACGAGAGATTGGATGTGTCAATGGATTTACCATCCAAGAATTTGGTGGAGACATCGTGTTCTTGGGTCCAGATGGACTTAGAACAGTTGCAGGTACTGAAAGAATTGGCGACGTTGAGTTGGGTACCATTAGTAGACCTGTACAACGGCGTTTCCAAGGTCTTACTGACGTTGATGAATTTGACAGCGTAGTTGTACCAGACAAGACGCAGTATCGTATTTTCTTTAGTAACGCTAACACAGTACGTTCCGCTACCACAGGTGTGATTACAGCAAGGCGGGGTGATGCATACGAGTTTGGTGATATTCGGGGTATCCGTCCTAGCTGCACCGACTTTATCGTAGCTGCTGGTGAAAGCATTGTATTGCATGGCGAGTATGACGGCTACGTCTATCGTCAGGAAAGTGGCAACGACTTCGACGGTAATACCATTACTGGCAAGTATCGTTCACCGGACTTGTCGATGGGTGACGCAGGTATCCGCAAGAACTTCCAACGTGTAATTATTAACTACGCACCGGAAGCTGCAGTGAACGCAGACTTGTTTGTACGATACGACTATGAGTCACCAGACGCAGCACGACCAGCGGCATATCCCTTTGATACGGCTACAGTGGTCGCAGTGTACGGTACATCGACTTACGGCACGGCAACATACGGTGGTCAGACAAACCCGTTGGTAAGACAGCCGATTGAAGGTTCTGGGTTTGCGATAGCACTACGTGTTAACGATAGAGGAACATCAGCACCATACTCACTGAAAGGTTTTCAGTTAGAATTTGACGCAGGAGCAAGACGCTAATGGCAGG